CAAAGCTTCCTCAGCCTTGCGCTTAGTTTCTTTCAATGGCCCGTTGTCAAAGCTATTAAAGCGCTGATTGATAGTGTCAGACAGTTCTCTCTTGACTTCTTCAGCTCTGGCTTTGGCCAGTTCTACTTGATCGTTAAAGTCTTTTTTGATTTTGTCGACCTTTTGGTCAAAATCTTTATCTGCTGCTTCAATCTGCGCTTGGATTTTCGCTTCAATGCCATCTTGTTGCTTAATCTGCTTGGTAATCGTACCCTCGTAAGAATACTGGGTATCGTTTCTAGCCTTACTATCTGCACTGATACGACCTCTCAGACCACCTTTAAAGGTAAAGCTCTGACTTAACACGGGAACTTTAAAAGTCTCTTTCTTGTTGGTCTGAATGGTTACCCACTGCCCAACCTCAAGTAACAAATGTCCTTGGTAGTTGAGATTATACGGATAGTAAGTTAGGTTTTTCAGTTTGTAATACAAGTCATTTAAAGCGCTCTGAGTCATAAAGACATTGTCCAGTTCCAAAGACCGACCTGTCTTCATACCGACTGTCAGAGACTTCTTGTCCGTCTTACAAGTGATACCAGCTATCTGATACTCAATCTCACTCTTGGTCAAGCCATGCAAGAAGTAACTGTCAGCGTTGATCGTGATATTGGACTCAGTCAAATCACGGATTTCCATCTTGCCTTCTCTGTTGAAGAAACAAGACATCCCAATCATCTGAGTCATAGCGCTCAGCATATCCCTAAAGGAAAGTTTCTTGCCCTCAGGAACTTGCTCAATATGATAACGCATCGCGCTGATTCCGAAATAGTCATTCGCTAACTCAATGCCTGTTTTCAGGCAGATTTCCTGAATAACCTCTCGTACTTCAGCTGGGAAATGCAAGTCCGTCACGTACTCACGATTGAGCTTAAACATACCGTCCATAAGTTCAAGCGTGGTAGTGTTTCGGTTTCGGTCAATCTCAATATCGTTGATGAAGTATTCCCCCATCTTGACCCACTGGTAGGTATCCCCAACCAGTAGACCAATCTCAGGGTGCAGGGTATCCAGCTTATTGAACGTGGTAATGATACTGGTAAAGGTAATTTTACCGCTACCAGCGCAGGTTCCACCAGGCTTATAAGTATCGCCCTTAATGTAGCCATACTCAAAACTAGCCTCTTTGATATCCCGTGAAGCATAATCACCAACACGAATAGCCAGCGTCCTTTCCTTGGCAAACATGGCTCTGTCAAATTGTCGTCTAGTTAAAGCGTCCATTTTCTTACCTCTCTACCAGATTAAATTTAGCGCCAGACCAAGGTTTAAACTTCTCAGTAAAGGTATAGCTAGGAGCTGTCCTATCACCGACATAGAAAGTCTTTGTGACTTGGCCATCCATGGGGTCTGGATAAGATACCTCAAAAAATTCAGATGATACAGCATGTAAAAGCTGACTTAATTCTCCCTGAGTCATCATACCCCATTCACAGTCTAGTTTGCGTTTGGTCGTGATACGGTCACGCATCATGTCGCCATTGGCATTACGCCCTGTCTCTCCATCGATATCTTGAATACCGACTTGAAAATATTTGGGAGGCTTCACAGCCACCCCATTGATTGTCAATTGTGCCATTTAACCTCCTAAATCTTGAGCAAGGTTTGACCTGCTCGTTCATGTTCCTTGTTTATTTCTTGGATGGCTACCCGTCCGAACTCATGGCCTGCGATTTGGATAACGATGTCGCCGTCGCCAGAGAATCCACCTTGTGGACTAACACCAGCCATGGCATTTACTACCGCACTGCTGACTACTCGTCCAAGTGTTTGGATAAATCCTGTATTTTCAAGTGGTACGACCGCCTCTTTACCAGCTTCACCAATCATGGCGATTGTTGGACTATCGACGATACCACCACGGGCAAGACGAGGGAGGCTAACTGTGCTTACACTACCAACCCATCCTAGACCAGGTAAGTTTCTGACAACGCCTAAAACTCCATTAATCATTCCGATGAAGCCATTGACTACATTTTCAATCGTTCCAAGAACCGCATTAACCGCACTCTTAAACGCTCCACCTACTGCCTCTCCGACCATCTGACCAGCATTTACGAAGATACTTTTAACAGTATCCCAAACGCCTTTAAAGAAGTCGCCAATAGAACTAAAAGCATCTTTTACTGCGTTGTAAGCATTAGTGAACATCTCACCAAACCAGTTTGAAACACTGGATAACGCATTAGTCACATCTGCCCATCTCTCGCCAAACCATGAACCTAGTTTGCTAAAGATGTTTGTTAAGCCAGTCCATGCTTTTTGGAACATGTCAGTAAACCATGCCCCGATATTAGCCAACGCACTAGTCACATCTGCCCAACGTTGTCCGAACCATGAGCCGATTGGTGTGAAGATATTAACGATAGCGTCCCATGCACCTTGGAATACACCAGAGAACCACTCTCCGATGCCAGAGAATATGTTTACAATGGCGTCCCATGCTTGCTGGAATTTCTCGCCAAACCATTGACCTATCGGCTCAAAGATTTCTTGTAGTTTCGTCCATAGACCGCTGAAAAATTCGCCAATCGCTTGACAAATACCACTGATAAAATCACATAGTCCTTGCCATGCAGTTTTAGCAAACTCAACAACAGTGTCCCAGTTTTGATAGAGCAAAACACCAATAGCAATCAAAGCTGCGATTGCTGCAATAATCCATGTTATTGGACTTGTCAAAACTGCTAACGCTGCATTAAAAGCCCATGTTGCAGCTGTAGCGACTCCTGCTGCAACAGAATGTGCAAATTCCGCCGCGGTTGCTAATCCCATTTTCGCTGCATGAGCAGTCCATGCTAGAGCTGATTTACCAAGTTCTAAAGCAGTTTTTCCTAGCTGTGCAATTGTTTTACCTGAATTGACCACAAAATCTTTTGCATATAAGGTGTTCAAATAGATTGTTTCACCAAAACTGACCAACTTATCAAATGTCAATGCTTTAATAGCAAGACCTAGATTCTTAATCCCTCCAACAATCAAAGAGACCTTACTACCTAACAAGCTGAATGCTCCTGCAAGTCCTCCAGCTTGTTCTGCCCATGATAAGAAATTAATCGTTTGCCAAGTTGTTATCAAAGCTACGATAGGTTCTTTGTTTTCTTTACACCAGTCAGAAAAAACGGTGAAACCATCTGCCACTAACTTAATAGCATCCGCCAATAGTCCCAAAGTGGCTAAAAGGCCACCTCCTAATAAATCTGAAATTCCTTCAATACTAACACCGAATACTCCTGATAAAAACTCAGCAAAAGGTTGCCAGGAATTCTCCCAGAGAATCTGAATAATGTCAATTAGCCCATTAAAAGCATTAGCAATAGAGTTAATAGCAGGGACTACATGTTCATCATAAACACGACTTAAGCCATCGCCAAATTTGTTAACAGACCTTTCAATGCTCTCAAATACAGGCGCAACAGTATCTAATAAACTTTGGAAGACTGATGAAATTTTAGGAGCGCTTGTCACAACGACTTTTTCAAAACCTTTAAACAAACTTCCTGCTAATTTACTACCAACTTCAACAATGGTAGATGTCAAACTCAACAGAGTTGACACAATAGCGCTACCGATACGAACCGCACCAGTTGAGGTAATGACGTCGTAGAAAGCACTAGAAAAGTCCTGAGCTATGTTTCCTACTGCCTCGGAAAGGTTACCAACATTATCAAACAAAGCGACTAGCGCCCTGATAATGCGTTCTTTTTGCCTTCCAAGGCCATTTGCAATACTTTCGGCAAGGAAAACACCGATACCTAGCCCGATAGTAGCTATTGAGCCTGTCACTTGCCCTAAAGCATAAGCAATTTTCTCAGCCATTCGGTTAAAGGCATTCACAACCCTTGGGTCAGTGGCGATTTCTCCCATTGTCTTAGCTATTTGGTCTAAGGCAGTCTTAATGCGTTCTATACCTTCTGGTCTAAATGCTGCATCAAAACCTTTCTTGAAGGGGTCAAACAACCCTTTGAGCTTATCTCCAAGACCATCAAAAATGCTCTTGAATTTGTTGTCCATGTCGGTCAACTCGACTTCTGGCAAGATGTCTTTGAAAGGTCCGCCACCGCCTCCCTTTCCTTTACCACCTTTGCCACCGCCTCCAGAACCGCCTGCGTCGTCATCTTTTGGTTTTTGCAAGATGTTAATCTCATCAAATCCCAAAAGACCTAGCAACTCTTTAGCGGCCTTCTTAGCGTTTTTGGCGGAGTCTCCAAGATTGTCAGCAAGTCCTCCTGCTGAATCTCCAGCGTCGTCTACTGCGTCAGCAAGGTCTCCTGCTCCGCCTGCAGCGTCTTTCATGGCGTTACCCATGTCTCCAACTGCTCCACCAACACCATCTTTCACTGTTGCTTTCTTGTTGAACATCAAAGCGATAAACTCAGCGAGTTTAGCCGTCACGTTCTTCAAAACCATAGCAAAAGAGTTCAAGACAGGCATAATGGCATTGATAATCGGTAACATAGAGTTACCAAGGTTCAATGCTGCGTCCTTCATCAGCGACTTAAATAGGCTGATACGACCATTTACAGAATTAGACAAGGTATTCCCATACTTGGCTGTAGCCTGTTCCAGAATAGCCATAAGGCGGATTTGTTGCTGGGTTTGGTAATCCAACTGTTGCCAGCTCTGTCCGTTTGCGAACTTCTTAAAGGCTTCAGTAGACTCAATCATAGCCACATTGACGTTGATTCCTAGGTCCTCAATTGCTTCGGTGTTCCCTAGCAAACCTGAGCGAATCCGCTCCATAACATCTGTAATGCTACGCCCTGAGCCTTCAGCAACCACTGCCGATGTCTGCAACATCTTAGCGGTATAGGCGCTTAGCTTGTTGGTATCTTTGATAAACCCAGAAAATAAGTTTGAGTAGACCGCACCGTAGTTAGTAGCCTCACCCACCCCCATATTCATAGCGTTGGCGTTATCGTTAACCCATTTTAAGAAAGATTGCGAACTCTCGCCCATCTGTCGCTTGATTTGGTTCATAGACGCTGATACTTCAAGAGCCGTCTGCGTTGAATACATCCCAACATCAAGTAATTTCTTACCAAGGATTGCAAAACCAGCGAACTTAGCCAGCTTACCAAACGCACTACCGATTGAGTTCGACTGTTCACGAACTTTAGCAGTGGCATTTTTCACTTGGTCAGATGTTCCTTTGACCTGATTCTCAACTTCTTTCATCTTCTTCCTGAAAGGCGCTATCTCAGCGTCAATCATGACCTTCAATTCATCAAGAGTTGCCATTTATTTCCTCCTTCCTTTTTCGATTGTGTCTCTCTGCAAAATCACGCATCCGTTCCTTATGCAACAAAAGCGCTTGTCTCTGTCGTTCCTGTTCTACTGCTTGTTGTTCTTCTACAAACAACTCAGGCGCATATTCCCAGAACTCAAAGGCCTTGGCATCTTTGGATAACAATAAAGAAACGTGGTTGGATATCATCTGCGAAAGTCTGTATGAGTCAATAATCTTTTCTTTACGCTCTTGGATTTTGACACGGTTATAGCTTTCAATCATTTCTCTGATTTCAAGCACCGTCAAATCCCAAAAATCAAGAGGCTTGCCTCCAATGTCCAAAAACATAGGATAAAGCCTCTCAATAATCTGCGTTACTGTTAAGATTACTCGACTACTGTCATTTTCTTCTTGGAAGTTTTCTTGTTCTTGCTTCCTCGTGGAGTAAAACCCGATACTTCAAATAGTGGCATTAAAACCTCTGTCATGAAAGTTGTTTGGTCTCCCCCATTGTCCACGTATTCATCGTATAGGTCGTAGACATCTTCAAAGGAATACCCATGTTCATACTGCTGCAAGGCTCCATGAACTAACAACAGCATAACTTTCAAAGGCGGTAAAGTGAACTCTTCGCCAGCTTCAGGCATGAAAATCTTCAGCAAGTTCATGCCGATTTTTTCTTCCACAGTTGCAGCTTGATGAGATGTCAAACGTAGCTTCAACTCTTTTTCGTCAGTAACTTTCCAAGTCGTGTATTTTAATGCCATTTAATTAACCTCCAATTCCATCAACGAATGTCAATTCAGACTGCAAGGCAATCTTAAGTGTGAACTCGATAACGGCATTGACACCGCCACCGCCCAATTTAACGGACACTTGACCTTCAAATGTGACCTTAGTACCGTCTGGATAAGCTTGTTCGAAGTAGAGTTTTTCCTTGTCGTCTGCTGCCTTACGCAATACACGGTAAGGAGCAGTTGCGCTATCGTTTTTGTAAGAGAATTTATATTCCAATTCCCCTGCGTCTCCAATACCGAACTCATACTTCTTAACTTTATCTTCAAGAGTAGTGTTCTCTACTTTTTCAGGCTCAATACCAAACTCTGGTACTTCTTTCAACCCAACAAGCTTAGTATAGCTACCTTTTGTTTTGCTATAAGAAAGCGTAATTCCATTTGCTAACATGTTTAATTCTCCATTCTAAATTGAAAAACAAGCTCTGAGTCTAAATCAACGACACCTTCAAAGCGCATGACCTTATGTCTCAAATGAGACGGGTCTGGCACGTCTTGGCAGTCAGTTCTTCGCAAACCTAAAGACTCAAAAATCTGATTGATTTTAACAGCTAACTCACTAGTGCTGGTATCATCAAAGATATCCACCTTGTAGCGGATAGAGGATTTTTGTTCCTGGTCATCAAACCAATCACCCGGCTTGTTTTGTTCTTCTAAAAAAATAACGACTGGGAAAGTCTCCCAATCGCTAGGATAAGTATCAGTCACATTATCTGCGACCTTTTGCAATTCTTTATAAATAACAGGCTTGATATTAATCATTTTATTTGTTCTCTTATCTTTCTACGGACATAATTCGAAATATTCTTAGACACACGCTCTTGATTGTCTCTCAAAGCTGGATAAAGATAAGGCTGGGCAGGTTGACCATACATCTTGTAGAACTCCCCAATCTTTTGAAAGTGGTAAGGTCCTACATTGATTTGGTCTTCATGCACATACCACGGACTAGACTTGTAAGTTACGCTGACCTCTGGAGAGATACCAGAATGGCTAGCTTGTCCTATTGGCCCTGTCCCAAACTCAACGTAAGGAGCGTATTTTAGGTTGGTGTAAACCTCGCCTATAGCCTTATCTCCGTCCATTTTTGCCCTAGTTTTGATACTAGTTATAAGCTCTCCATCTCTCGCTGGTGCGAGTCTTCTTGCATCTGCTTGGACAACCTTTATAGTAGCATTGTGTACCGCACGTAAGACGATATCCTCGCCAGTTTTTTTACTAGCCAATCGTCTACATTTAGCTATAAGCCTATCTGCCCCTAGTAGCTCTGACACGCTCTAACTCCAAAACTTGATGATGTGTGTAGACCTTTTTAGAAATGACCTTATGAGTCACTTCTGTCTGGCTATCGATACACACACCATCTTTCACTTTGATAGTAGCTGATTTGTTGGCATTGGCATTCAAAATATCATTGACACGCTCACCATACAATTCAGATTGCAACTTGCTACTAGCTGGCCACAATTCAAGACGGACTGTCTCAGCTTCCTTGGCATACCCTTCTTTTGCGACACCTTCCTCTGTGACAGTCTTTTCAAACCGTCGCATCGGATAAGGTTTCAGTCTACTCTGCTTCAAAAACATGGCCTGCCACCCTTGCTAGTCTGTGCATGCGGATACGTTGTAAAAGGCCCGTAGACAGGCCGTTTTCTCCGTAGACTACTGCTATACCACCTTCGGTTCTAGAACGCTCTCCTTCCGCTCCTGAGCGGTTGTGGAGCTCGATAGCAACCTCAGGTATCAAAAGACTTAAAGCAGGGGTCAAAGATGTGCGATTAGTCTCTGACAAGATAAGATTTGTAGCTCTTGTTTGGAGCAACATGAGAAGCTGAGTATCTTCTTCGCCTGTCATTTTCTTCAGCAACTCTATAGACATATCAATCCTCTTCTAAAAACTCAGGTTCAGGGAGGGCTTCCTCAAGAACGTCTGAGATAGCGACACCATTACTGGCAAAATTGTCAGCCAGCTCGGCATATCGTTCCTCAGTAATCTCAAGCTCCTCCCCTACCAGTCGTTTCACATTTGATTCCCAATCATAGAAATCTTGTTTGATTTTAAATTTCATAACTCGGACCTATTTCTTACCAGTTTTTTCTTTCCAGTTAGTTGTATCTGTGTCTGGTGCGGTTGCTGAATTAGAAATATCCTTAACCGCTACATAGACTTTATCGGCATGAGTTACTGATTCGCCTTCTTTGTAAGTTGTTCCAGTTTTCCACGCTTTAGCACGGTTTACAACTTTACCTTGTACTGATTTTTTAGCAGCAGGCTTAGAATCTGCAATTGTGATGATGTATTTCTTGAAGTGTTCAAGAACAAATGCACCAGTGTAAAGCAATTGCTCTACCAATTCGCCAAATCGCCCTGGAATGTTATCGTTGTACTTAGTATTATCTACTTGTACTGGAGATGTAACAACACCTGGAGCAGTAGCAAGGGCATTAACACCTTTCAGGAATTTAGAAGGAACCTTATAGACTGTGTAATCATCCAATTCACCAACATATCCTTTTCCAAGGACTTTCTTATCTGCGTCACCATGTGGTAGACGAACGATTTCAGACTTGATCGCTTTGTAGAAACTTGGAGTGACGAAGAGCAAGCGTTCTTTTGTAATTCCAAGCTCATCAAGTTTCTCAGACACATCAAGAACCGCATTATAAGCGTTGTTCGCTCCTGCTGTTTTACCCATGGCAACATTGTCACTTACGTTTCCAAGTGCTGCACCAAAACGTAGTTCATCAAGATATGGAGCGACTACTTCTGCAGCCTGACGGGCAATAACATAATTGATATTCACTTGACCATTAGAGTCACGTTCGTCCAATTGATCTACGAAACGACCCCAGTATTTTTCTTCATCAAGGGTATAAACCTTTTCTTCAACTTCAACGTGATCAAATTCGTTGTCTTTGTTACGTTTGTAGTCTTTCAACTCTGTTGTGTTACCAGTTGCTACTGTAAAAGAGCGACCTTGCAAGGTTACTGCATCGCTTGATGTCACAAGTGGTGTTGAATATGAATTTACTGCAAGTACATCCTCAATAATCCCAAGATGTTTCTTGCGTGATTCTGCTGTGTTTAATTCTTCAAATGCCATTTATTTTTCCTCTTTTCTTTTATTACAAGAAGTCTTTACGCCATTTTTCCGTGACTTCTTGCTGGACTGTTTGTGCATTTTTGATAGGTGCACTACCTTTCATACGTTCAGAGACTCCCTTCTGAACTGACTCTTCCCATGCTTTTTGGATAGAGGTGATAGATTCAGATACCGTCTCTGCGTTTGTCAAATCGACTACATTTACTAACTCAACAGGTAAGTCACGTTCACTTAGCATTGCTTTAGCCTCTGCGGTCAATTCCTTACGAGCAATAGCCTTTTCACGGTCAGCTAGTTCTTGCTCACGCTGATCCAACTGATATTTCTGTTTTTCATCAGCGTTCATCTTAGCAAGCTTCTTAGCTTCGTTTTCCTTGGCTTCTTGCTCAGCTTCCCATTTAGAGCGCTCGGCAGATAGCATCTTACCGATTTCAGCACGAGTGAAAGTTCGTTCGTGCTTTTCTTCCTGCACTGTATCAACATTTTCTTGAGTGTCGACAGTCTCAGTTGATTCAGTAGATACAGTTGCATTGATTTCTTCTGACATAATTGTCCTCCAGCGATTACGTCGCCACTCGATAATCTCGCTTTACGTCCGGCGACGGAACAGTACAGCTTTTAATGTCATCGGCACAGTTTGGACAATATAAAAACCGTACGGGATTCCATACGGTTAGAGCATAAGAAAACCGCCTCGATTTCGATACGGTTAATTTTTATAGTTTAATTTCTTCAATTTTTGCACGTTGTTCTAGAATTCTTAAATAATTCCACATGGTTGAACGCTGACCTTTTAACAAATCAATCAGACATTTAGATTCAAACTCTAGTTGCCCTTTTTCGTATTTCCCAATCATCATATCTAACTTCTGGAATCGTTCTTTCAATTCGTAGTATTCTTTTTTAAATCTTTCTTTCCATTCTTCCATTTTTCTGTTCCTTTCTTTACACCTTTAATTATTCCGCTGATTACGGCCATAATAATAAATATTAACAACAAAAATACCAACCACCCAAAGGCGATTGATACCCAATCCCATATAAACATGTCTTTACTCCTTTCTAAGCATCATTTTTTAGGCTTAGCATTCTTTTCCACCCATTTTTTGAAATCATCAAACGTATCCATCTTTTTCAATAATAGATACTTCTCAACTTCTTCAATGGCTTCCTCAACTTTAGCGTCATGAAAACAGTAACCGTTACCTGATAAATCAAAAATTTTATTTTGTTTTTTCTTATCAACAATCCATAACTCCTCACCATGCCAAGCACTCTGTGGATCATAACATTTCTTAGATTGTATCTCAAGACCGTTATTTTCAATCAATTCTATCAACTTTTTGTACTTATTCATCAGATTCTCCTTTCTGAGCACGAAAAAAGCACTTAGATTTCTCTAGGTGCTTAAGTAATAAATTGCATTTTTATATTTTTTAACACGCTCGTAGTCTGTATTGGTAACAGATTTCAAACGTGATAAATCTGAGTTATGTTTCAAATCTGCAAGTTTTACAACTCTTGCTAAATTATTTGATTTTACTTTCCCAAGATATTCTTGATAACTTTGACCTTTTTTCTTTGTCAAAATTTGTACCGCTGTAACAACTTCATTTGACAAGCCGGACGCGAATAAATCGGCAGCAGTTATATCGCTATCCTCAATCACATCATGTAAAAGAGCGACAGCTTTTTCTTGTTCAGTGTTGACTTGACTGGCCACATAGAGAGGATGCTGTATGTAATCAACACCCGCTTTATCTACCTGCCCTGCATGTGCTTTTTTAGCGATAGCCAAGGCAATATCAATCATGCCGCTACCATCCTGTCAATATAAGTAAATGCATCATTTTCTGAAATTTCTTCAAAATCCGTAAAGTCATTAAAAAAGATTTTATTAAACCAATCCATGCTATTAACCCACTTTTTTTCAATGTCAAAAACTTGCATGACACCATCAATCAAACGAAGTACTTGAGCATTGTTCGTCGTTGTGCGGTAGTATTTAATATCTTTCATATCACTTCACCCTCTCTATATTTTTAGGAATCTCAAGCCCATTGCTTAAATCAAGCATTTCCTTAAATAATTTCATGCGTTCTAGATCAGATGTATTCGTATCACGATACTTCTCATAGAGTTCATGTAATGAACCATTTTTTAAGTCGAAACTTTCCTGAGTATGATACTGCATTTCAAAGTTGATACCATCTTTTTCAACGACTGTATTCACACCTTTGTATGGTCCATCTACTAGCCAAGTGTTTTTTACTTTTACAATTTTATAACCTTCTGCGATAAGCTTCTGTTTCATCTTCAAATACTCTTCTGTAAAAGTATCGGAATCGAAAATAGTTGTGTACCTTAAGGCGTCATTAATCTTACTCACGGCTTTTGACAAACTTATATTTTCAACTAGGCTATCTGCAATAATTTTACGTGATAATGACTCAACTGTTTTCTTCCTAAATTCAAGACCTGCCAATTTGTTTTCTCCTGCGATACGTTGCATATCACTTGTAATTTTTGGCTCAACTCCTGAAATTTTGGACAATAGTTGTTCGCTATAAAATTTCGCCTTGGCTTCTCTTGTATCTTGATTATACACCTTTTCCCCGTCTTTCGCAACATACTTGCTATACCACTCTTTATAAGTCATATCGGCAGGCACGTACTCAACTTTACCTGTCTCTGGATTCCTTGCTCTGCGCTTCAACTTGCTGTAGTCTGCGTCCTCATCGTATCCGACAGTAGTAGACCTGCACCACGGATGCATAGGTGGACAATTGACGCCAGGGACAGCCTTGTCCCTATCATAGACCTGATTGTCATGCTCCTGACAAATCCGTGATGTACGCTTGTCTAAGACGGCCACAAAGATATACTTTTCTATGTCTGCTTCTTCATAGCTGAGTAGTTCCATTTGGTTATGAAAAAAGGCTGATTCTGTCCGAACCAAACGTCTTGCATCGTTCTGACCTACATTGAACCTCTCAGCAATTGCTTGTGCAGTTTCTCGTGTATCTCGGCCTGTCATGAGGCTCATAAGTAGTTCATCTTTTATGCTAGAAGTAAGCTTCCCCGTATTCTTCCAGATGTCTGTAGAGTAGGTACTTCCGTCACCTACCCAACTGAAAGACTGTAGATGTTTAATCTCGTTCTCAGGAAGCCCAGAAAAGCCATATGCTAGTCCTGTCTGCTGCTGCAGGTCAAAGGTAGCCTTGTAGTAACTATCCTTCATCAGGTCGCTATAAAAGGCGTCTGAGCCTGTCTTTTCTGAATGATAGATAGATTCACGCATACGGTCTAAATCATCACTCAAACGTTCTAGACGCTTCATACGGAAAGAATAAGCCGGACTATCTAAGTCAGCCAGTAATCTTTGGATGTTCGGGTCATTCGGTCTCGCTTCAAGTACTTTACGAAGTTCATTCAGATTTTTCTTGTCTTTCATGTTCTTCAAGACTTGTCTAGCTTCTACCTGACTTAGACCATAATCACGTTGGAACTTATCAAAAATCTTATTGACTTCCTTATCCAAGTAAGTCTTGGCTTCCTGATAGACCTTATCGAACTGGTCTGCCTGCTTTTCGGCCTTGTCCATCTGCTGGTAAATCAGATTGGCTTTCCTCTTCGCCCAATACTCCTGATTCTTCATCCTCTACCTCGTCTTCGGGTTTCGTGTTTTCTTGGTTGAACATCGGCATGTCTTCCATGTTCTTCTTTTTTTCTTCTTCCAAGGCTTCCAGCTCAGCGTCAGGGTCTTCCACAAACGGCAAGAGAGAAATAAGCTGTCTATTGGTCACTTTGCCTTCCAAGTTGTTCACAATCTGAGAGATTTCTAACAAGTTCTTAGGCAAACCACGACTGAATTGTGGAACGATTGAATGAGACTCTAAAGCAATCTGCTTCATACCTAAGTAATGAGCAAAAATCGCAATACGCTGACGCAATCCTCGCTTATAGTTCGCTTCCTTGGTCTTAGTAATCATCTCAAGGCCCATCAGCTTAAATTCCATGGCTACGCCTGATGTATTCCCTGCGAAATTCTCATCAGTCAAATTAGGCACATGGCTAAATGTGTAGATGTCCTCTTTAAGAGCTGTACGCAAGATTTCAGTAGCACTTTCGTCCAGCGTATTCTTCAAGAACTCAGCCCTTGCACTATCGCCCGGCAATTCCAAAAGACCTTCTTCAGAAAGAATCTTCATTGCTACCTTAGCGTCTTCTGGAGTGTCTGCTAACTGCGTGCCATACAAGACAAGTATAGACTCTACAGCCTGTTCCTTATCATTGACACGATTCCCCATCAAGGAATTATAAGCGTCTATCAAGCTAATTTGTTGCTCATAGTCACCAATTGCAAAGTGATTGTTGCGATATTCGATAATTGGGATTTGACCAAGGTTGTGAGGTGTTGCCTCCTCGCTCTGAGTTGTTCCTGAATCTGTACTTCTCAGCACCATGTGATAGTGCAGATTTTCGGTAAAGACCTCAGCCTGGTGCTTGGTAGTGTCTTTCGTATCGTCTTTTACTTCATAGTAATAGACCGCAAACAAAGGCTTCCGCTCAATACTATCATCGTAGACCATGAAAGTATTCTCCGGATCAATACTAGTTGAATCCAACTCAGCCATACCCTCTTTAGCATAGATGTACTCGTAAGCACGACCATAGATAGCCATGTTCAAAGCATTCTGAGCATCTACTTGGTCAATCTCAGCACCATCAAAGGCTGTAAGTAGTTCATCGATATCACCGTCAGCAGTATTGTTATACTTGATAGGATTGCCCATAAAATAGCCCGTAGCCGTGTCTGCGATATCCTTGGCATGATTGGCTACCGTCTTGTAATTAGGTGCGTTCACGTTGCGTCTCGTGTGTTTTAAGATAGCATGCTCACCCATGTAGTAGCTTTTTAAATTCTTCAAGCGTGAGCTTTCAGTGTTATGTATCGTTATCAATTTGTAAATCAGGTCTTTCTTCAAAGAACCCTCATCATATCCATCCCGTGGATAGGTTAAATATTGGTACATGTCTTTCCTCTCTATAGACCATAATCAGAACGTCTGCGGACGGTTGCTTTTGGTTGCGAATGTTGCGAGTAAATCGCATAACGCACCGCATCTAGTACGTCGTCATTCTCTTTCACTGGTTCGCCTGTCTTTTCGTTCCAGATGTATTGATAGACTTCATCTTTGAACTTGCTGACCTTGTTTGATACAACAAAAAAGCGCCCAGCTTTCATCAGCTTGGCTACTTCTTCAATACCAGACAATACCGCTTTATTAGCGTTGAATGTTCTTAATTGCTCTCTTTGAAATCTAGCAACGTGTTCAGGTCGTGCACTATCTGCCCAGAAAGTAATGTTTCCGTACCGTTCCTTGATATTCTTAGCGAGTTCTACCCAAAAATCTATCTCTTTGTACTGATGAGCGTGTTCCTCTAACAGATAAACCGAACCGTCAGATGTTTCTCCAATGACAACAATAGAGCCAAAGTGTTCATATCCCCAGTCAACACCAGCGTATATCTTCGTAATTTCATCAGGTATTTCTTTAACATACATACTTTCTTCAAAATCACGATACACTGCACCTTCACCAATTACCCAACGTCCATATATACCACGCTCTGTAAACATACCGCTTGGAGTTGTAGCAATTAAATTATTTATGTATCTCTGATTTAAAAAAGTATTATCAAAAATAGTGAAATGATTTGAAATTATCTTACTGCCGTCTGCTTTGTCGATGTAATTCACTTTCAACCAATGTTTCGGGTGATCAGGGTTGGTATCACATATAATTCTTGCTCCGAAACCAGAACAACGCTTTAATATTTCATCAAATACTTCTTTGTTAGCAAGTGTAGCTTCGTTGATATACGCTCCGAATGATGTCATACCACGGATAGCTTTCAAACCTGCGATTGAACCTGTAAATGTTGTAACAACATAAACACCAAAAAGAGAGAAATTCCCGTGCCTGTCAAATCTAAAATCATGATTATAAGCATCTGAAATTTCTCTCAATATATTTGTTTGAAGAGTGCCCGAAGAAACCGCACCTAAAATATACATCGGATTTTTAACTCCGACCTTCTCAGCGTTTTTCTTGACCCGTTTTAATTCCATCAAAAATAAGTCATTATCTAGTTTTGTTTTACCAGCACGAACCGCTCCGTGATTGATCATCATGTACCAATCAGATGAAACAGATCTCTTCAAAATATCGACTTGTTTAGTTGTATATAGTTGTTCAAGAGTCATTTCCCAAAGTGTCCTCCAGTTTATTAAAGTAATCAGACATTACATCTTCAGATTTCGCTCCACCTTCAAGCGTGATTTTGCGTTTCTCATTCTCAAGTTCAAGTGCTTTGATACGTTCTTTCTGTTCTTTCTTATCAAGGCTATCCTTAACATCTGTTGTAGTTAACTTGCTGATTTGTTCAAACGCTCTAACGTTACCTTTCATAGCCTTCTGCATCATGACCATAGCTAAAGCCATTTCGTTAGTTGAGTCAAAACCTAAATCTTCAAGCTGTTTTTTAACATTTGGATTTGCAACATCTGCTTGCAGGATTGTTTCAAAAGCTTTTTTCAGGTTGGCTTTTTTTCTTCGAGCTTTGCCTGAAGCTTCTCCTGCTTTTTTTGCATTTTCTCGGCGTTCGCTCGGAGTTCGTTCTGAATTTTTTATCAAATTTTGCTCATTAGCCATCGCCTCACTTCCTTACTGTTTAAATAATTTAGTTCACTTTTTCAGCAGCAAGACCCGTCTCTTCTTCCCAGCGCCTAATCGTTCGTGCGACATAGAGTGGGTCTAGCTCCATACCGTAGTAAACACGTTCTGACTTCTCGCAAACCATGAGAGTAGAACCGCCACCATTGAAGCTATCCAATACTCTGTCGCCTTTCTTGCTAGAGTTCAAAACACACCTAGCAATCAACTTCAGAGGTTTCATGGTTGGGTGAATGTCGTTTCTAACTGGTTTATCTTCGTAAAAGATAGTTGTTGGAGTTATATCTTGCATGGTCTTGATGTAAGAGATTAGCTCGCTCTTTGTCATTTCTTTTAGGTTCTCTTCGTCTTCTTCAATGACCGTGGCTAGTGAGCGATTATCTACAAAGTAATGACTCGCTCCATCTTTCCATCCATACAGGCAAGGCTCGTGCTTCCATTGGTAGTCTTGACGACCTAATACAATAGCATTCTTGACCCAGATAATAGACTGTTTCAATAACCAGCCTGTCTCTTTGACTGCCGCTCTAAAATTCAAACCTTCCGAATCTGCGTGCCAGATATAGAACGCTCCACCTGGCTTCAGGTGGTTGTTTGCAACTGCGAATGCATCTCTTAGAAATTTTCTGAAGCTGACATCATCCATGCTATCGTTCATGATTGTCATGGCTTCATCGGTTCCGCCCTGGTAGGCTACATTGTATGGTGGGTCAGTCACATAAAGGTCAATCGTCTCTCCGTTAATTAGTCGAGCCATGTCCTCGGCTGATGTGCTATCTCCGCACATTAACCGATGGCGCCCTAACTGGAAGATGTCGCCATACTCGATACCTGTCTCTTCTTCTTGAGAAAACTCCTTAGCATCTTCTGGATCCTCGGACTCCTCGAAATCGTCCAAAGAATAATCGACGTTCTCGAATCCAAACATAGTCATATCCAATCCTTCGATACTTTCAAGTTCTGCGTAGAGCAACTCTGTGTCCCACTCGGCTATCTCGCCTACTTTATTATCTGCAATCCTAAACGCTTTTATTTGTTCCTCTGAAAGGTCGTCTGCAATAATGACCGGTACTGTTTCAAGGCCTAGAGATTTTGCAGCCTTGTATCTTGTATGACCGTTTATAATCTCGCCTTCTTTAGTAGCTACAATCGGAACCTTGAATCCAAATTCCTTTATAGAATTAGCCACTGCTTCAACTGCCTGATCATTGTTCCTAGGATTTTTTTCGTAAGGTCGTAGCCATTCAATCGGCTTGTCAATAATCTTCACTGTTTCCCTCCCCCAAAAACCAAAAAACACACATCCAAAAGATATGTGTTTCTCGGGTTATATAGTCCTTTAGACTTTGCTTTCACAGCCAATTCTGCGAAACGGGATAACAGGGCTCGAACCTGCAACCAATAGATTGAAAGTCTACCGCTCTACCACTTGAGCTATATCCCTCAAAATGCAAGGCGACTACAACCTTGCGTGCGTATTAAATTTTGACTTCTTTTTTATTTTTTGTAGTCTTTAAAACCTCTGAGGGAATCAAACCCTCTAGCTTATAACTTATCCGGAATATAATTAGCTACGCAATCATGCGAGGTCCAGTCGCTTCCGCAACCATTTTTAAGTTAATGAGTGATATATGAATGCTAAGCCTACTGCCTACCCCATTCTGGGACACAAACACTCAAAGGAGAGTGTGGGATTTGAACCCACGGACCGCACATAGGCGATCACCCGTCTAGCAAACGGGCGCATTCAACCTGACTCTGCCAACTCTCCATGTCAGGGAAGGCTCACTGCCTTACCCTTAATTCTTGATGATACTATAATAGCACGATTGTTAGACCAGTGCGCTTCAACCTAGTTCACATTAGTTCGCTTTTATCAACTACAACACCCAATTCACAGATTGCATCTTTCTTCTTTTTGTAAAAAGTGGTCTTGCTGCATCGTAAAAATTCAATCATATCATACACGTTTGCTTTCTGAATATACACCATCCTTAGAATTGTTCGACTTGCAGGCTTAGGCATTTTATCAATCAATTTACTGAGCTCAATTCTGCGCTGGATAGCTTCAGCAGTTGCTTGCTTTATGTACTCTTTCAAGGGATCTTGCATGCTAAAAATATCGATGTAACGTTCATCTAATCGAACCTTCTGACCACCTTGAACCTTATCCATTCTCATTTTAGGACTAGAAAGCAAACTAGCTTCAAGATTAGCAAGCTCATCTATTCGACTCTGTATCTCTTCATCCAAATTCTGTAGTTCATCAAGTAACTCTTTAGCCTTCACTCTCTATCTCCTTTGTGATATAATAATAGTGTTTGAAATTATTGCTGAGACAGAGAGTGTCTTGGCTTTTTTTAATGCTTAAATTCGTTGACCAGGTCCCGGATAAAGAACTTCCAATCAGATTCCCTAAACGTCAAAAAACGATCTGTAGTAAAATTTCTAAGTCTTCTATAGAAAAGCATTTTTAGTTGGATTGACTCACCAACACTCAGTAAGGTTCCAGGGAAGAGATATACTGAATGCACTCTATTTCCATACCCAGAAATATCTAAATGTATTATCGTTTCTGGATATATGCGCCCTGTACTAGCTTCAACTTCGAACTCAACCTTAACTTCTTCTACAATTGGAACTTCTTTAAAAATTGGTCGTGCAGAAAATATTGGCGACGGTGTTTCTTGCTTTTTTCTTCTTCCTGAATATGGATATTTACAAGGTCTCATTTGCCGTCCTCCCCAATAATATCCAATACTTTCAAAAGTTTATCTACTGAATTTTGAGTGATAGAAATATGATGTTCTCCTAAATTGTAAGGTGTTCTTAAAAACAAGATATTAGGGCCTAGACAGATGCGCCCAATATCATCTATGTTGATAAGCTCATCTTCAGTATGTCCTCTATAACAAGATTGTATTTTAACAAATTTTGTCATTTATTCCACCTCCTCTATATCAATTCCTTCACAATCAAACACCCAGCCGAACTTTGCTTCTTCTAGTTCTTTTTGAGTACCTTTATAATTCCTAGCTGTTATATCTTGACTAAAATAAAGAGTACTCCCTGATTGCGATTTGACCAAAGGCTGCCTATTTTTTAAAGTCACCAAATACCGCTTCTCTTCCTCGACCTCGTAGCCGTCAAGCCAAGCAAGACAGAATTTTTCGATGTTATTTTCGTAAAACCA